CAGATAAACCAAAACTCGGTATTGCTGCCTTTGGTACTGGTGTTAGAGGTAAATCTAAAAATGTTAGATTTACAGGGGGTGGTATTGGTACATTTAGCGATCCTAGTTCTGTATTTGTTGATTACGAAACTCCATGACTTTAGTTAACACACGAGCAGCTTTTGAAAAAGCAGTGACAGATGCAGTTGCAGCAGTAGATGCTACTGTTGAAATGGTTTATGACAATATGGTTTATAAAACACCAGGAAAAACTAAAAAATATATTCTTATGTCTGTTGATTTTGCACAGGCAACAACACAAACTCAAGGTGCATCACAAGATTTTTATTCTGGTGTTATTCAATGTAATATTTATGTTCCAAGAGGAAAAGGTACTGCAACTTTATCTGCATTAGGAGAAGCTGTTATTGATGGGCTTACTTCTGTTAATGCTTCAAACTATACAGATACTTTTAGTTGTACTCCAAGAGTTCTTGATGTTGTCGGCCCTGCTCCTATTGAATTAGATGATTCTTCACATTTTCTTGGCTTAATATCTTGCCAATTTACCGCAAACACTTAGTATACTAAAGTAAGTATACTAATTTTATGACTAGAGCAGTTGACCTTTTAAAAAACAAGTTTGGGATCTCTCAACTTTACAGACATGATGTAAAAAAAGAAGATGAAGTTATTTTTTCTGTTTATTGGCATCCTTTAACTATTGCTGAAAGAGAATCTATAATAAAAAAAAGTGGAACTGAAGATAACAATGATTATGCTTTACAGATGATGATAGAAAAAGCATTGGATAAAGATGGTGTAAGACTTTTTCAAGATGGAGATAAGGCATCTTTGAGGAGAGAAGTTGAAGCATCAATTCTTGAAGAGATACAATTGGCAATGGTTAATTCTGGTGCTGATAAGGAGGTAAAAGAGGCTAAAGCCGATTTGAAAAGCTAACAAAGATTGGCAGTTTTTATTTTCTTTAGCAAAGACATTACATAAAACTGTAGCTGAGTTATGTGAAACTTTAACTATTGAAGAGATGATAGGTTGGGCTGCTTATAACGAGATTGAAAATGAAGAATATAAAAAACAACAAGAACAAGCACAGAAAGCTAGTGCTTTACGAGGCAAAAGAAGGTAATATAGAGAAAATGTTTTAATTTTATAGCAAGTGGCTAATTATAACGTAGATATTGCTGTTGTTATAAAGGGTAATGAAAAATTAACTGCATTTAGTAAACAAACAGATGCACTCGGATTAAAAATAAAACAATTAAATGATTTTTTAAAAAACTTTCAAGCAAATGGAGATGGTTTAGTAAAAAGTTTAAATTCTTTAAATAGTGTTTTAGCTGAAACAAAAAAGAATTTTAATGCTGTTGCATCTGGTACGAAAGAAGAAATAACAGCAGCTAGACAATTAGTTACTGCTGAAAAATCATTAAATAATGAATTACAAAGAAAAAATGGATTATTAGAAAAAATTAGAGGTAATCAAATGTCTGCTATTGATAAGTCAATAGCTAGAAACAAAAGAAAAAGACCAAAAAGAGATCCTAGAAGTGGATTTAGAGATTTTTCTGAAGCAGCAGATGATTTTCGTTTTCAAGGTCAAAGTTCTTTATTACCTCCAAGATCGCCATTACCACCAAGATCTTCATTAGATCCAGGTCAAAGTTTATTTGGTCAAAGTGTAGGAGGTGCATCTGATAGAGCAAGACAAATACTTCGTGAAGAACAAGCTTTACAGGAAGCATTAGCAAGAATGAGTCAAAGGTTTACTGGTGCTGGAAATATCACACCTATGGAGTTGACAGGTCAAAGTGTAAATATTGAAAATAGATTAAAACAAGCTTTAGCAAAACAAACTGCAAATAGAAAAAAAGCTGAATTAGAAATAATAAAAATAAGAGAAACTGCTGATAAAAAAAGAGAAGCAAATCGAAAAAGAAGAGATCAAGCAAGAATAAGAACAGAACAATTAATTGCTCAAGATCGAATAAACCAAAGAGGTCGTATTGCTCCAAATGTTCCGACTATAGGTTCTTTAGCAGGTGAATTTAATTTAAGAAGTCAGTTTGCAGAGGGAGGTGCGTTTGCTGCTACAAGAGGGCAAAGATTTAGAGGTGCTGCTAGTAATGCTCTTATTGGTGGTGGTTTTCCCTTCTTATTTGGTCAAGGTGCTATAGGTGCTATAGGTGGAGGTCTCGGTGGTGCTGCTGGTGGTGCTTTAGGTGGAGGTTTTGGTTTTGGTTTATCTATAGCTGGTACTGCAATAGCTCAACAGATACAACAGACTCTTGATTTTAGAAAATCTATTAGAGAGCTAAATAAAGAAATGCAACAAATGGGTATAAGCTCAAATATTAGTGGGTCATCAGTTAGAAATTTAGGAAAGGCTTTGGGTATAACAAAAGAAGAAGCTGTTAAAGCATTACAAGAATTTAAACGATTTGGAAATCAAGCAGTGTTAATTGCTGAAAAGTTTGGAGGAGATTTTGCTAAATTTGATGCTATAGCACAAGCAAATACAGTTCAATCTGCATTAGCAGCTATAAGAACAATTAATAAAGATTTGACATTAGATGATGAGTTGAGATTTATAAATGCAGTAAGAAGGCAAGGTGTTGAAGCAACAATAAATCAAATGCTTGATGAAATGTTAGAAAAAGAAAAAAAATTAAAAACAGCAGGTTTTGGTCAAGGAGAGGGTCAAAATGCAGGTGCTAATAGAAAAAGATTAGGTCAATTAAATCGTGAAAGAGATGCGACACAAGAAATAGTTGATAAAAATAAAGCATTTTCAGCAGAATTAACAATAATTAGAGATAAATTTGTAGAAAATAGAGATGCAGCAGAGGCAGCTAATCGTTCTATTGCATCAGGTTTAGAAGAGGTAAATGCAGAAATAAGAAAATTAAATGATGTACAGTTTTTATCAGTTGAATTATCTAAAACTCTTGGTGCATCTTTTCAAGAATCTTTTAAAGGAATAATAAAAGGAACAATGAGTGTAGGAGATGCTTTCAGAAATATGTTTATGCGTATAGCAGATCATTTTTTAGACATGGCTGCACAGATGGCTGCTGCACGTCTATCAAGAGGATTTTTGGGATTTTTAGGAAATATGTTTGGGGGAGGTTTAGCTAGTTCACAAGTATTAGGTCAACAAGCATCAGCAATGACAGGTATTCCTATGGACTTACCCGCAGGATCTTTTAATATCACAGGTGCATTAGCTAATGGTGGTACAGCACAGAGAGGAAAGTCTTACTTAGTAGGAGAAAGAGGTGCTGAAATATTTACTCCAGGAGTTACAGGTACAGTTAGTCCTAATTCTGCAATGGGTGGTATGAACATAGTTGTAAATGTAGATGCTTCTGGTTCTAATGTAGAAGGAGATGAAGAAGAAGGTAGAGCATTGGGTATTGCCTTATCAGCAGCTATAGAGACAGAATTAATTAAACAGAAAAGACCTGGAGGTTTACTTGCATAATGGCTACTTTTCCATCAATCACACCAACATACGGACAGCAAAAAAGATCCGCACCAAATACTAGAATAGTTCGTTTTGCTGATGGTTATGAACATAGAATATTATTTGGACTTGCTGCTCATCAAAATCCTAAGATATTCAATCTTACTTTCAATGTATCGGAAACAGATGCGGACACCATAGAAGGCTTCCTTGATAGTCGTGCTAATGATAGTGCCAGCTTTACTTTTACTCCACCAGGAGAAGGATTTACAAAAACAGGAACTTACTCTCAATCAGGTACTACAGTAACAATAACAATTACAAGTCATGGTGTAGCTGTAGGAGATGAGCTTACTATTGATTACACTTCTGGATCTGCAACTGATGGTACATTTCTTGTGGCTTCAGTTACTGATTCAAATGTTTTTACTGTTACTGCTGCTTCCAGTGCTACTAATAGTGGTAATGTTTCGATTACTTTATCTGGTGCTGGTCAATATGTTTGCGAGAACTGGAATAAATCTATACCATATAACAATAGAGCAACAATTCAAGCGACATTTAGAGAGGTTTTTGAACCATGAGCAGTTCTGCTATTGTTAGCAATCTTCAGAATACAAATCCGTCAGCAATAATTGAACTTTTTACCTTACAACTTGATAATAGTTTGCATGGTGCTACTACTATTTACAGGTTTCACAATGGCTCATCTTTAAAAGATAATGGAGAGATAGTTTGGGCTGGTAATAGTTATCAAAGATTTCCGATAAAAGCAGAAGGTTTTGCTTTTAGAAAAGGACAGTTACCTAGACCTACATTAACTGTTAGCAATGCACTAGGAACTATCTCAGCTATTTTGCTTAGTGTGAATACAACAACTGCTGGTAATGATCTTACTGGTGCAACTGTTACTCGTATTAGAACTTTGGCAAGATTTTTAGATGCTGTTAATTTTCCTGGAGACATAAACCCTTATGGAACACCAGATTCTACAGCAGAGTTTCCGCAGGAAATATATAAAATAGATAGAAAATCAGCAGAAAATAGAGATACTGTACAATTTGAACTTGCTTCAGTACTGGATCTTGCTGGTATCCGTGCTCCTAATAGACAATGTACTAGAGCCGAGTTCCCTTCTATTGGTACGATTGCAACATGAATTGGAAAGACGCTGCACTTAATCATGCTGAAATAGAAGATCCAAAAGAATCTGTTGGTCTTTTGTTAAATATTCGAGGAAAAGAAAGATATTATCCTTGTCGTAATCTTTCAATGACAGCACATCAATGTTTTATTCTTGACCCAGAAGATTATGTAAAAGCTACTAATATAGGAGAAGTCACTGCTGTTGTTCATAGTCATCCGACAACACCTCCAGAAGCTAGTCAAGCAGATAAAGTTGCCTGTGAACAAAGTGGACTTCCATGGCATATTGTTAATCCCAAAACAAAAAAGTGGGGATATTATGAACCACAGGGATATGAAGCACCTTTACTTGGTCGGCAATGGGTATGGGGTATTACAGATTGTTGGAGTTTGGTAAGAGATTATTACAAACAGGAAAGAGGTATAGAGTTAAAAGATTATGAAAGAACTATTACTCCAGAGGAGTTTATGAAAGATCCTTTGTTTGAAAGTTATGCTTGGCGAACAGGATTTAGAGAACTTAGACCAGATGAAAAGTTACAAACTGGAGATGTTTTGCTGATGAGCATTTTAGATTCAACTTTAAATCATGTAGCTATTTTTCTTGGAGATGAGGTATTACATCATTTAACCGATAGACTATCTTGTAGGGAACCATATTCTCCGTGGTTGTTAAAATGTACAGGAAAGAGGTATCGTTATGCTTCGTAAAATAAAATTATATGGAGAACTTGCAAAATTTGTAGGACATAAAGAATTTGAAGTGAAAGCAGACACTTTACGTCATGCTGTTAGTTTTTTAATAAATAATTTTGAAGGAATAGAAAAATATATGAATCCTAAACATTATCAGGTAAAAATTGGTAATTATGCAATAGATGAATCAGAACTTTCTTATCCTATTGGACAGGAAGATATTCATTTTATTCCTGTTATTACTGGTGCTGGTAGGGGTTTTGGAAAGATATTATTAGGAGCAGCATTAATTGGTTTAGCATTTTTTGTTCCACAAGGTTTACAGTTATCACAAGGTATCAGTACAGGTTTTGGTTTTGCAAATGCAGGTTTTTTAGCAAAAAGTTTAGTCTATGTAGGTGCTTCTCTAGCTTTACAAGGTGTATCTGAATTATTATTTCCTTTACCTAAACCTCCTAAATTTGAATCAGAAGAAGATCCTAGATTATCATTTAGTTTCGGTGGAACGCAACAGACAGGAAGAGCAGGAACTCCTGTTCCTTTAGTTTACGGAGAAATATTTACTGGTAGTGTTGTAATAAGTGGCAGTATTGATACTGAACAGGTACAGGCATGATTGAAAAGAAACATCTTATTAGGGGTGCAAAAGGTAATGATCCACCTCCATCACCTCCGCAACCGACAAGAGAACCTGATACCTTACACAGTAGGCAGTTTGCAACCTTTCTTGATCTTGTGTCAGAAGGAGAGATAGAGGGTTTTGCAACAGCATCTAAAGAAGGAAGAACAAAAGGTACAACTGCATATAACAATGCTGCGTTAAAAGATGTATTCCTTAATGACACTCCAGTTTTAAGATCAACAGCAGATTCCACAGATCCTCAAACTGTAGATTTTAATTTTCAAGACGTAAGTTTTACTCCTCGATTTGGCACTGGAGATCAGACAAAAATACCTGGAATTGAAAGTAGTGTATCAACAACAAGTGTCGGTGTAGAAGTCACTGCAAGCACTCCTGTTACTCGTCAGATAACAAATACAAATGTTGATGCTGTAAGAGTATCTATTACATTTCCACAATTACAAAAAGCTACGGATTCTGGAGATTTATTAGGTTCTTCTGTTCAGCTTAAGATTGCTGTCCAATATAATTCTGGTGGTTTCACTGATCTTATTACTGACACTATCAGAGGTAGAAGTGGAGATGCGTACCAAAAAGATTATCGTGTAGACATTACTGGATCATTTCCTGTAGATATAAGAGTTAGTAGAGTCACGGCAGATAGCACAGATACTAATTTAAGAGACAGTTTTCAGTGGACAAGTTTTGGAGAAATTATTGATGATGCTTCAACTTATTTAAATAGTGCATATAGTTCAATAAGACTAGACTCAATGCAGTTTAGTTCTATTCCTGCTCGTAAATTTAGAATCAGAGGAATAAAAGTAAGGATTCCAGGAGCAGGTGCATCCAGTTCTGGTACTCCTACTGTTGATAGTAATACTGGTCGTATTGTTTATCCTGATGGTTATATATTTAATGGAGTTATGGGTGCTGCTGTGTGGACCTCGTGCCCTTCGATGGTGTTACTCGACCTTCTCACGACCTCAAGGTACGGATTTGGAGATCATATTACAGATAGTTCTCTTGATCTTTTTAGTTTTGTAAATGCCAGTAAGTTTGCTAACACTCTTGTTGATGATGGTGCAGGAGGACAAGAAGCTAGATTTAGTTGTAATGTAAATATTCAAAGTCCTAAAGAAGCATTTGAATTAATAAATGATTTAGCAGGTGTTATGAGGTGTATGCCAATATGGTCTGCTGGAACAATAACGATTACACAAGATAAACCTACAGATCCTAGTTATTTATTCAATCTTTCAAACGTAACTTCAGAAGGTTTTTCATATTCTGGCAGTAGCTTAAAAACTAGACATAGTGTTATATCTGTTTCATATTTCAACATGGATAGTCAGGAAGTTGACTTTGAAGTTGTTGAAGATGCAACTGCAATATCTAAAATTGGTACTGTTGTAAAACAGGTAAAAGCATTTGCCTGTACTTCAAGAGGTCAGGCCAGAAGATTAGGTAAAGCAATATTGTTTGCAGAACAAAATGAATCAGAAGTTGTTGCTTTTAATACTTCTATTGATTCTGGTGTGGTGGTAAGACCAGGTGCGATTATTGAGATTCAAGATCCAGTAAGAGCAGGAATAAGGAGAGGAGGAAGATTATCTGCTGTTACTTCCACTACTGTTGTTACTGTTGATGATACCTCTGCAACTGATTTAGCTCTAGATGCCAGTGGTAATCCTGTTGGAGATGCAACTTTAGCTGTAATTTTACCCGATGGATCGTTTGAAAGTAAGGCAATCTCATCTGTCTCAGGTGGTACTATCACTGTAAGTTCCGCTTTCTCTCAGACTCCTAATGTAAATGCAAACTTTCTTATATCAAACGTAACCACTCAATCTCAATTATTCAGAGTAATAACAGTAGAAGAAAATGATGGCATAAATTATGCGATTACAGCTTTATCTTATGTTGAAGGTAAGTATGCGTTTATTGAAGATGGCGAAGCATTAACAGCAAGAACTGTATCAAAATTAAATTCTCTTACTGAACCTCCCTCTGGTTTAAATGCTGTTGAAAGAATATTTCCTATCAATAATCAAGCTGTATCAAAAATTGTTATTAGTTGGCAGCCTATTGTCGGTGTTGTGCAGTATCAGGTTAACTATAGATTTGAAGATGAAAACTTTATAAGTGAAAAGGTTTCAAGACCTGATTTTGAAATAATGAACAGTAGAAAAGGAACTTATACAATCCAAGTGTTTTCATACAATGTTTTAGATCAACTATCAGCAACTTCTACTAATTTAACCTTTGAAGCTGTTGGTAAGACAGCAGTACCACAGGATGTTACAGGATTACTTGTCGAACCAGTGTCAGATCAATTTATAAGATTACGTTTTGACAAGGCTACAGATATTGATGTTACGCATGGTGGAAACGTAGTTGTCAGGCATAGTAACCTTACAGATGGAACGGGAACATTTACTAATTCTGTTGATATTATTCCTGCCCTACCAGGAAACGTATCTGAAACATTAGTACCAGCAGTAGATGGAGAATATATTTTAAAATTTAGAGATGATGGTGGCAGACTAAGTTCTGGAGAGACTTCTGTTGTTGTAACTACTCCTGATCCTGTACCCAAGTTACTGGTATTAGCAGATAGAGAAGATACTGATGCGACACCTTTTGCTGGAGATAAAGTTGATTGTTTCTTTTCTGATGATGTAAATGGACTTGTTCTTGGATCGTTGGAAACATTAGATGATGTAACTGACTTCGATACTATCCCTGATTTTGACTTCTTAGGTGCTGTTGATATTACTGGTGGTCATTATGATTTTGCTTCTAAGCTGGATCTAGGTGGTAAACAGCCACTTAGATTGAAACGTCATTTTGTTACACAGGGTTTTTATCCTAATGATCTGATTGATAAAAGAACAGCAAACATAGATACTTGGACAGACTTTGATGGTGCTACTGCATTTGATGTTAATGCAAAACTGTTGGTAGCAACAACTGACAGCGATCCAGCTACATCTGATTCAGCTACCTACACGCAATCTGGAACGACAATAACAGTGACAAAATCTAGTCATGGATTTAGTGCTGGCACTTTTGTCGATATTGATTTCACAAGTGGTGGTGCAACTGATGGATATTTTGAAGTTCAATCCGTTCCAAGTAGCAGTACTTTTACTGTTACAGCATCATCTAGTGCAACAATATCAAGTAGCAACTGTAATATTGGAGCAGGATTTACTAAATTCAATACACTTGCAAATGGAACATTTATTGGTCGAGGATTTAGATTTAGATGTCAGATGGATTCAGATGACCCTGCACAATCTATTGAAATAGATCAGTTGGGCTATACAGCAGAACTTGATAGCAGAACTGAAACTGTAAATACTGCAATAGCATCTGGTACATCAAGTAAAGCAGTTACGTTCCAACACGCTTTCTTTACAGGAACTTCTGAACTTGGAGGATCTACTTCTGCTTATTTGCCTAATATTGGAATCACTATAGAAAATGCACAATCAGGAGATTTCTTTGCTTTGTCCAGTATTTCTGGAACAGGATTTACGATTGATATAAAGAATGGATCTAGTTTTGTTAATAGAAATTTCAAATATGCTGCAACGGGATTTGGGCGTGGTAGTTAGAGTTGAATTAAGATATACTTAAATAAAAATTGGATTAGGTAATGGCTACTCACGATTATGTTATAGATAACTCCACTGGAGCTAATGTCCGAACTGATTTAAATAATGTACTGCAAGCAATATTAACTAATAACAGTTCTGGTTCTGCTCCTAGTACCACTGCTGCATATATGTTGTGGGCTGACACAAGTAATAATATTTTAAAAATGCGTAATTCAGCAAATGATGGCTGGATTGATTTAAGAACACTTACTGGTGGTGTTACTTCCTCTGCTGATGCAACGATTAATTCTATTACTGTAGGTAAAGGTGCAAACTCTGTTGCTGGTAACACTGTTCTTGGAGAAAGTGCTTTAGATGCTTCTGTTAGTGGGGAAAATAATACTGCCATTGGTAAAGCTGCTTTAGGTGCATTAACTTCTGCTGCACATTGCACTGCTGTAGGTGCTTTTGCTCTTGATGCTAATACAACAGGAAATAGTAATACTGGATTAGGAAGAAATGCTTTAGGAGCAAATACCACTGGTGCAGCTAACACAGCCGTGGGTTCTCTAGCCTTGGAAGCAAATTCAACAGGTGCACAAAACACTGCTGTGGGTGTTTTCGCTTTAGATGATAATACGACTGCTGATAACAATACAGCCGTAGGTTATAACTCATTAACTGCAAACACAACAGGAGATTCAAACGTATCTGTCGGACATAATTCTTTGGATGCTAATTCAACAGGTAGTAACAATACAGGTGTTGGTCAAAGAGCATTAACAGCAAATACAACAGCTAATAACAACACTGCTGTAGGTGTTAATTCGTTAGGGTCAAACACAACTGGAACACAAAATGTAGCCGTTGGTGCATTTGCTCTAGATGCTAATACAACTGCTAGTAGCAATACAGCCGTTGGATATTTTGCTTTAACTTTAGCTACAACGGGAGCAAGTAATACGGCAGTGGGAGATAGAGCTTGTGAAGATCTTACAACTGCAAGCAATATCACTGCTTTAGGAACTCAGGCTTTAGCTAACAACACAACTGGGGACTCGAATACTAGTCTTGGTATGCAATCATTATTTACCAACACCACTGGTGCTAGGAACGTAGCCGTAGGAAAAGATGCTCTAAGGGCAAATACTACAGCGAGTGACAACACAGCCGTTGGTACTGATGCCTTAACAGGAAACTCAACTGGAACAGAAAATTCAGCATTAGGATCGCAAGCATTATTATCAAACACAACTGGTGATGCTAATATTGCTATTGGTTATGAGGCTTTAGATGCAAATACTGAAGGATCAAACAATACAGCAGTAGGAAGAAGTAGTTTAGGAGCAAATACAACCGCAGATAACAACACCGCTGTAGGTTATCATGCTTTAAAATCAAACACAACTGGACACTCCCTTGTAGCTGTAGGTTCTGCCGCTTTAGATTCAAATACTACTGGTCAGTACAATGTTGCAGTTGGTCTTAATGCTTTAGGTGCTACAACAAGTCCAAACAGTAATACTGCTGTTGGATATTCGGCTGGATTAACAAACTCTACAGGGGCAAATAACACAGCACTCGGAAGTGTTGCTTTATTATCCAACACAACGGCCTCTAATAACACTGCTATTGGAAAAAGTGCTATGCAAAATAACACAACTGGGGCTGAAAATACTGCTCTGGGTTCATCTGCTTTAGACGCTAACTCAACAGGGGTATCTAATGCAGCAGTTGGTTTTGAAGCTGGTAAAGCAAATACTACAGGTTCAGCCAATACAGCTTGTGGTCATAAAGCCCTACTATCAAATACGACAGGTGCTAACAATACTGCTGTTGGAAAAGATGCTTTAAGAGTTAATTCAACAGCGTCACACAA